ATTAACCGTATATTGACCAGTAGAAATATCAGTAATACTGCTTACATTATGACTATCTCTAATAGCTACAGTACCAGTACCATTAAAGTTCACCCAAGCCTTTGCAGTAAACTGTGACAAGCCTCTGCCATCTGACATTACTGCAAACCTATCATTACCAGCACCAGCCACATTAGTATTTGTAGTACATCTAATTAAATATGATGTATTTGATGCATTTTCGTCATAAGTTGTAATTGCTAAAGCATTATCACCAGTTGCATTTTTTGTACTCGCAATATGTGTTGTATAAGTAGATGTATTATTAGATACTTCAAGAGTTGAATCAGGGTCTGCTACTCCAATTCCGACTTTTTCATCCGAAGTAATAGTCATAGCTGTAGCATCAGCACTAGACGAAATACCAGCAACTCCAACTCCTGTTAGGTTAGCACCACTAATCGCTGGTAAGTCACCTGTCAACGCAGTCGCATCAATCGTAGTAGAAGTAAACGCACCAGCAGAACTGATACTTGCTTTCTCTACTCCGTTGGCTTGGAACTTTATATCCTTAGAAGCACCATCAGCGTTTAGTGTTAGATGTTCGTCACTTGATTTTATTGTGGACATTAGTCAGCCTCCGCTATTGTTATGTCACCATCAGCAACTTGTTTAAGAATTTCTTTGTAGTGTCTGTTGGCTGTGTCTATAGGAATGTTATAACTTTGTCCATCTATAGTTGCACTTACAGCACTATTTTGATTAGTTACTGTATCTTTTATATATTTTGCATTTGTAATAACCATTTATAACTCCGCATCTAAATTTAAATCTTCTGATGATATAGAAATAACATAAGCAACTTCGTCAGTAACAGAATGCCCTCCACACCTCAACCTTAAAAAAGAAGATAAACCGTTATAGGGGTCCAGTGTTATTGCATTAGCACTAGAATTAGCATTTCCAGACCTGTGCGTTAAATAACCATTTGATTCAACACTCGGGGCTGTTCTTAAAGGAACTGATAAAGGAAATCCAGTATCAACTCTATTACTACCTACTGCATTACCAGCAAAATACCCTGCTCCATCTGGAAATTTTACAAAATACCTCTGACACAAAGCCAGTTCCTCACCATAACTTCTGTGTTCAAAGTCTGTGGCTGTTGAACCTTTTTCTAGTTGAACTCCTGTAAATCTATATATTTCTGCTGTACTTCCAGCACCAGAAGTAACATTACTCTCTCCAATTTGAAAACATAGTCCAAGTCCTCTTGTTACCATATTAGCAGTTACAGTAAATGTTGCTGTTTTCTTTACCCAAGAAGTTGATAGTGAATTGTAATTTTCACTAAATGGTGTACTTGCTAATGAATCTGTAGATTGATACTGAACACCTGACCAAGTATCTTTTGAACTTGCTGGTGTCATTGCCATTACTTTAAAAGTTGCATTAGAATCTAAATCTCTTGTTTTTTTAATCCAAAAAGAAAGTGTTAAAGAGTCGCCAGTATTAATAGATGTTAAATTAGCTTGTTCAATAAGTTGTGTAACAGTTATAAAATCTATTGATGTACTTGCATTATCAACCGCAACGCTGTATGAATATCCTCCAGCACTTATCGGATTGTCTGCTACTTGAGTGTTAGTAACATTATAGTTAGCTACTCCTGAAGCTGTAGAATAAGTTTTCCATCTATCCGCACCAAAACCCATTGTGGCTATTGGAGTACCTCGTTGCCATACATCCATATTACCATTAATAATCAGATTCTTTCTACCTGACACAAAGGTATTTTCAAGAGAAGCTGGTATCTTAGCTGCGGTTACTGAGTCAGTAGCCAGCGTACCTTCATCGACTGTACCATCAGGCAATCCACCAACAGCTAGTCCTGTTACTGTGCCTGAACCATTAATTACTACTGCCATTAGTCTGCCTCCGCTATTGTTATGTCACCATCAGCGACTTGTTTAAGAATTTCTTTGTAGTGTCTGTTGCCTGTGTCTAAAGGAACACACATTTCTTGTCCATCTATTGTTGCGTTAATAGCTTTGTTAATATCCTCAATGCCATCTTTATAATATTTTGCATTTGTTATTACCATATTAATCTCCTATAATTCTGCATCAAATGCAAACCAATGTGCGTCATTAGCAGCAGCAGTTATTCGCACTTCTGTAGCATTCCAAATTGTGCTTGAAGGAAAACCACCCATATTTAATCTAGCAGTCGCAATGTTTGCTTGGCAGTTTATGCTACTACCAGCACCCCAAGAGGCTGTTAATCTTTCAAAATGTGAAGCACCCGAGCTTGAAAAAGAAGGAATAACTCTTTTTATTTGTTTATACGGGTAATTAATAAAAACATCGGTAGCACTAGCATTTACACCAACTCCAATTAACATTTCTGCACTAGCATCTGCTATGAACCTTTCATAATACCTCTGACACAAAGCCAGTTCTTCACCATAACTTCTGTGTTCAAAGTCTGTGGCTGTTGAGCCTACTTCTAGTTGGATTCCTGTCCAATATCCAACATTACTTGTACTGTCTAAAAAGTTTACTTGGTTAGATGTACCCCAAGCATTTCCACTTGTCCAAGAACCAGCAGAACCATATCTACCTGAAGCATTTGCTAACATAAAGTGTACTTCAAGACCCGCACCATTATCATCATTAAATGTAAGAGCTGAATTTCCGGGAATTGTTATTGTTTTCTTTTCCCAAGTGTTTGCTTGAGAAATTGTGTACTCTGCTGTGTACTGTCTTGCAGTATCATAAGTATTAAAAGCTACACAGTAAATACCCGTTTTACTATTTTTTACCCAAAAAGATAATGTTAAATAGGATGAAGCAGATGTGTAATCCCATCCACAACTTCTTAAAGTCTGTGCTTCTATGCATTGTGCAAAGAAAACAAGGTGATTTGTGTCTACAGAAGTGTCAGCAGTAGTAACATTTAATTTATAAGAAGAACCAAACCCTGTTGGAGATTCACTATCTTTACTTGTTGTTATTGTACCACCAGCACTATTTCCAAATTCTAGCGAGTACCTATCAAGTGTCGCATAACCCTCATTGGAATCATTTGCCTGTGCAACTGCACTAGTGCTTCTTTGTGCTACTTGCATAGCACCATTAATAATCAAATTTTTTCTACCACTATTAACAGAGTTAACATTAGTAAGACTAGCTCCACTAATCGCTGGAAGATTTCCTGATAACTTTGTAGCATCTAATGTGCTTGTGTTATCTAAGATAGTTCCTGTAGAATCAGGTAGTGTTATCGTTCTGTCTGTACTCGTATTCGGAGCAGTTATAGTTAGTACCCCTGTGCCTGATGCGTTACCTTGTATTTTAACTTTTGCCATTATGCTATCACCCAAGTTGAACCCGTTGGAATCGTAACTGAAATTCCTGAGTTGATTGTAATCGGACCAGCAGTTAAAGCGTTGTTGCCACTTGTGATGCTATAGTCAGCTGATATGGTGTGAGCGTGTTCGTACAAACCTTTGTCTGTAGTGTTACCACCGCCTACTGCTGTCCAAGCTGAACCATCATAAATCTCAGCACTCGTATCTGTTGTATTAAATCTAATGTAACCAGCAGAAGGTGAGCCATCTCTTTGTGCTGTTGTACCTGCTGGCAGAGCACCTGACCCTGTGGCTGATGTCTTAGTTACTACCGCAGTAGTTGCTGCCTTAGTATCTATCTGAGTTTGAATAGCAGAGGTAACACCATCTACATAGTTAAGCTCAGTATCTGTTGCAGTTATTGCACCATCAATGCTGGGGAATGTAGTCTTTAGTACATTCTTGATTCCTCGTATATGGTCATCACCCTCAGAGACATTATCGCCTGCTGCTGGGTTAGTCGCTACGAGGTCATCTATGTACTTAGTACCTGTTAAATCCTCTAAAGCCATTCTCTACTCCTTTATGCTGAAGCAGCTGTTACTGTTACCGTTACCTGTAGTGTGTCACCAGAGATTACTGCTCTTGAAGAACTAAAGTCAACTACACCGTATAGTGTACCTGCTGTTCCTGTCGCTGCTGTGTTTAAAAATGCACCAGCAATTGTAGCTGTGCCTGTAATTGAGAAGTCCACACTTGATGCGTTAGTCATACTTCCAGAAGAAGCAGCTCCCTCAGTCCATTCTTTTCTATTGCCAGAGTAATCTATTATCTCTGCCCAACTAGAATGCGAGGCCATAGTGTCAGCAGCAACTGGGGTGCCAGCTCCTTTAAGACCTATGTACCAAGTAGTTACTTGAGTTGTTGCGTGGAACTGTGTGTCAAGAATATGGTTTAAACCTACTGTAGTAATTAGGTTCTTCTTATTTTCTTCCCATTTGACGTTTCCGTCTTTGTCAAGACAAGTAACTTTCCAATAGTTAGCAAGCCCTATGTTTACATTTTCTAATGCCATTATTTACTCCTGTTATTATTCATCTGGGTCACTTATCTTTGTCCAAAGTGTATCCGTGTCTTCCGCTACATCGTTCCATAAGAAGGTGTTGTTACTTGAGGCAGAACCTGTCATACCCATAGTGCCACTCTCTTCAAAGTTTACGTTGTTCTTTATATTGCTTGTTCCTGCCAGAGTTCCACTGACTGGAAGCTGTGCTGTCTGACTGTTTGTTACTGCACTAGTACCTTCTAGTGTAGCTGTTGATGGCATAACGTGTGCTGTTGTGCCAGACATTCCATAGTTACCGCCCATAGACAAAGACCTAGGGAATATTGTATCTTCCAGACCACTCTTAGATAATATAGTCTGTGTCATATTAGCTGTTACTTGGTATGTGCTGTTATCCCATATGTAGGAATTGCTAGACCAAGTTGACGTATCTGCTGCCCAAGTGCTAGAAGCCATTAGTTTCTACCCTCAACACCAGAGTATATATTTCTTACTCTCATTGCAGAACCAGAGTGTCTATCCCTTTGGTCTTGCTGTTGTAATTTGTTTATTGCATTGCTATATCCATTTAGCCATACAGGTATGCGTTCATCGTTCTTTATAAAAGGCTCTGCTTCCATAAGAGCACCATATAACAAAACGTCTGGTGCATTTGCAGTTAGCCAGTTGCTTGTTACAGTACCAGCAGAACCGTCTCCTAATGGGGTAAATTTCTCATAGAAAGCCATTTCTACTTGGTAGGCTGAGTCAGGTATAGGTGCTAGCTGAATCTCGTCTCCAATCAAAGTATAGGCTCTTGGCTTACCCGTTGTGGTACTGCCATATAATCTATCTAGCATCTCTGGTGTAATATACTCAAGAGGTGTGGTTGGGTTTGTGTTTAGCTGTATGTTACGCATTTGAATGTAACCACCCGGCAGTTGAAAATACTGTTGGTCTGCTGTAGTGTACATTGTACTTCTTACTTCCATAGGGCGAATGCGTAGCTCCCTATTTATCCTAGCTTCTGCTAGTGCAATAAAGTCTGGTATTCTTGCGGTCAAGTCTGACCTATCTAACCAGTCTGCTATTGCATCTTTTAATTCTGTATATGTACCTAATGCCATTATACTTTTCCTTTAGTAGTTCTCCAAGGAGCGTTGTCTGGGTGGTTTAACCACTCTTTCATTTTTTCTTGGTTTCCCCACACACCTTCCCTCATCATTTTTTCTACTACAATCAGAGGTATTCTTGCTACTCGGTGTGAAAACTGTGAGTCACCTTTGTATTTGTTTCTTGTGCCAGCAGTAAACTTATCTTGTTTATTAAAGTCAGCTACTTTCTTGACTGCCTTATCGTTTTGTCCACTAGCGACAGTAAGGCTTCCGTCTAAATTTGTTATTATTTTTGTATCAATTGCCATAATGTAAACCACCCCAGTTGCCTAGGGTGGTAGTTGGTTATATTAACCAGTAGTGTATCTAATCTTACCGTTAGCAGCTTCGTTGCCACAACGTAGACCGTACTCAACTAGAAGCATCTTCTTGTCTGAGTCACCTTCTTTAGCGATGTCCACAGTTTGGAAATCACGAAGGTAATCAACTGACCACATGTCGTGGTCTAAGAAGTATATAACGTCTTGGTCGCAGTATCTATCCAAGTGAATGTTGAATGTACCAAAGTCCGATACATATACATCTACTGCATTGTAGATTGACATATTGTCATCTGATACTGAACGTACTGCATCAGCACGACCTGACATAGCTGTTACTAACTTCTTGTTAGTAGCACCAAGTAGCATAGTTGAAGGCTCTCCACCAGCATTCCAAGTAGCTTCAGCTACTGCAATGATGTCGGCCTCAACAACCGCAGCGTTAGTACCAGAAGTACCAGCATCAGTTACGTTAGTTGTAATCCAGTTAGCAGCTCCACGAGTCTCACGAGCTGTAGTTGCGTTACCCGCAGCAGCAGCGTTGTCAGCTAGAAGTGAAGTCTCCATGTCACGCTTAAGCTCCTTAGAAGCTTTAGCGAGTTGGTGAGCCATCTCAGATTTTTTACCAGCGTTGTTTACAGTTTCGTGCGTACCAGTAACTTCAACAACTTTCTTACTGATTTGAGTGTAGTTACCCAAACGAGTAGTAGCAGTTGTTGCAGCAGTACCAGCAGCTGCACCCTCCACATGATAGTTAGTTCCAGAAGCAGCAGCTAATGCATCAGTTTGCCACTCAAAGTAAGTGTTAGCAACTGAGCCTTTACCTGCAATACTCGATAGGAAGGGAGTATCAGTAGGAGAGATGTCGTAGATTACATCAGACAAATCCTCACGGATTGCTGTTGCATCATAAGTTTTGAATTGCGTAGGCATTTCATTTCTCCATATTAAAGCATATCATAAAATAAAGAAGCGGCATCATCTTGTTTACCTGACTTCTTTAACCGAGCACGCTTTTCTTTGGCTTTTTCAGCAGCTACATCTTCCTTTGAATTTCCTCTTCCAGACTTTTGTACTTTGGGTACTTTTTTGACTGCCTTCTTTTTAGGAGCAACCTTTGTTGTTAGTTTATCGTATTCCATAGCTTTCTTAATAACAAGAATACTACGGTGGTCTGCTAACTGGTTAATCTCTTCAGGCCTAAATCCTACTGAAGAAGCATACTCTTGTATGTCTTTTCTTATAGTAGATTTATTATCACCCCACTCAGGTAAAGCATTAATTAATCTAGTATATTCTTGTTGAACAAAATGTGCTCTTGCTTGTTGAGCCTGTCTAGCTTGTTCTTGTTGAACAGCTTGTTGTTCAGCTACTATATTATTAACTCTTTCCTGTGCATCTCTGTACTCATCTTTCTTTATCATGTATTGATAAGGGTCTTCTGCTTTTAATGCTTCCCAATCAACACTATCAAAGTCTTTCAGTTTGGCTGCCTGTTGCTCTTGCAACATTTGTAGGCCATTTGCGTACATTTGCCTCTCTTGCTCTAGTTGCATACGCTCGGACTGGATTTGTTCCGTCTCCTTACGCTGCTCGGCTAGTGCCTGAGACTTACGAGTATAGTCAGCTTGCCTTTGGTATCCGTTCTTAAGCTCATCAATACCAACCTCAAATTCTTCTCCGTCTACCTTAATGGTATACTTTAAATCTTCTTCGGCTACTATTTCAGTTTCTTCTTCAGCTTCTTCTTCGTCTACCTCTTCCTCGGTTTCTTCTTCAGCTTGTCCCTCTTCTTCGGGGGCTTTTTCTTCTACCTCTTCAGCTTCCTCTGTGTCCTCTACCACTTCCTCGTCAACAGTGGCTTCGGTTTCCTCGTTTGCGGTTTGCTCTTCTGAGTCCCACATACTTAGGATTTGGTTTGCAGCTTCTTCTGCTGAACCTGCTTGTGTTCTTTCAAATCTACCTTCTTGGGTGTTCTCTACAGAATCCATCGGTCTTTCTCCTCTATTGTGTTAAAAATTTTTCTTGCTCCCTTTCAGCAAGTTTGCCTGTTTCAAGTACAGAAGTTATATGTTGATTAACTAACTCCAGTGCCTTGATTGTTATGTATAACCTATCTCTTTCTACTTCCTCGGCAACTTTAGTATCAAGTAAGTATTGTATTAATGCTTCCTTGACTGTAGATAGAGCCTCTATATAAAGAGGATGTTCTAAAATCTGTTTAGCTTGGTCTGCCCTTGCTAATTCTTCTCCCTTGTTCCCCATTTAGTCTCCTATTTTAACAGCTCGTTCTTGTTCTCTCTCTAATACAAGTTCTTGTTGTTTAAGTGCAAGCTC